CTTAATGAATTCTGGGTACAAACTAATCTGAGAAATCTCCTCAAATGCAGTTAGGTCGGTCAAAAGGCTAATTATTTCATCTGCTTCTTTTGGATTTTCAAAATATCGCCTGGGGTTTGGCTCGTAAAGCGCAACTTTTGGCTCATTTTGCTCTTCTGGTACTAATTCCATGTCCATTCTTTCTCTAAGTTGTTCATTTTTGTTTCAAAACCGCGCTTAGCCGACCTTTTTGCTGCTCGCGAGCGCCTTAACTGGTCTTTTTCCGCAATTTGGATGAGTTTATGCTCCCCCTGCAGATTAATTTGGAAATAATCTTCACCATTTATTAAGCGGTGGTCCAAATATCCAAAAATTACCAAACTTATAAAGCGTTCAATACCGCCTCGGCGCATCCTGAAATCTGGGTGAAAGTTATACCAGTCCGACCATGGGAAAGCAGTCTTTTTGAACTTTGCATAGAGCAAAACTCTATGAGTTTCACTGTTGTAGTTCACGTTTGGCTCAGCACGGACGCTATTTTTTGCTCTTGCTTTTTGTAATTTAGCAAGTTGTGAACCAGTTGGAACCTTTTTTGACCTTTTTTGACCTTTTTTAACTGGCTGCACCTGGGTTTTTGTTTTATTTGTCATTATTTTCCTTAATTATTTTGTGTGCTCTTTGCACTTTTTACATGTTACCAGCGTTGTTGAAATACTGGTCTTAATATTCTCAAAAATTACAATTCCGCATGCGGTAATACTGAAAGACTGATGACTTGCTTCTGGTCTTTCAACGTATTCGTAGTGCCTTAGATGGGTATCTTCCATTTTGGAAGCGTATCAGATTTTATAAACGCGCCAGTTACCTAGTTTGCCCTGCGAGTTATCCATGATGTACTTAGCAACAGCGATATTGCATACTGGGTCTTTAAGACCTTGCATATGGTTGTCGCTGGCACTCTCTCCACAAACCTTCTCCGTCACCGATTTCCAACTGCTATTTATCTGAAGCAGACCAGTGTCATATGACTTATCTTTATTCAGGTGGTACGTCATTACGCCGTTCTTCCAAGTTGCGTTTTGTGCTCCTGCGTTGCAATGACTCTCACGGAATGCAATATATGAAAATACATCTACTGGCTCTAACCCAGCCTGCTTGAATAATGGTTCCAGTTCTGGGCACCTTTGAGTCCCATCAGAAGGAATGTTGTACCGAGGCACAACCACTGGAATGTTGCTAGTGGGTAAACCGCGCTTCTGAAGAGCCTCAATATGCTCCCTGCGGGTAATAGCACCGTAAATTCCATCAATCCTGACGGTTCCAATAGCCCTTTGAAGTTCTTTAACTCTTGGGCCTTCTTCATTCATTTTAAATTGTTGCTCCAAGATTGTTGGAGTCTTTGAATCTGCGTGGAGAGCAAGAGACGCTGATTGGGTTACTTGAGCCTTTGGCTCACTTGCTGCATTGGTTACTTGATTTCCTGTCCAACCGAGAAGTGCGGTTAGCCAAATTGCAAACGTGGTAATTATAGGTCTGGTTATCAATAGTCTCTCCTACTGTAAGCCCTCCTTCGGTGGCAGAGACTTAGTTAAACCAAGTCTCTCCGCTTCGGCGGGGTTGTCATGTTTCCAGCGGTGGTGCATACGGCACAGCACTTGGCAGTTATTCGGGTCTAAATGGTCGCCTCCGCGGCCTCTCGGTATAACTTCGTCCACATCTAGTGGACCTGAACATGTTATGTATGTTACCAAGAATTTTGCCTGACACAACCCCATATCGCGTTCAAGGACTATACGACGCACCTCTAACCGTTGCCCTGCTTGGTTTTTAGTCTTTTGAGAAATTTTAGAAATATTTTTATTATTTTGTTTTATCTTTGTTTTACGAAGAAGCGGAGCGGATTTATCATTACATTGTTTTATTCTTAATTTTCCGTCAGTTGATTCTTTAAGTGTTCCGAATAATGGACAACCGCTAATTCCGCATTTGCTTGTGTTGCCTTCACAGTTCCCCTTGGTCATACGATGATTCGCACAACGCCTTTTTTCTTTCCAACCAATGATTGAATAGCACCAGACACCGCATCAACCTGGTCGTCGTGTGCACCGTATGGAAAAACTTCACACTCATCAAGCAGTGGTGTATTCCAGGCTGCACGAACAAGCATGACATTTCCCGCTTCGCTTGCTGCAGAGAAAACAAGTGCTCTATCTCTCTTGGAAGAACTTGATTTGGATGGTCGGAAGTTAAAGCCTTGCAAAACTGTTCTTGCGTAGTGGTCAATAACATTCACTCCAGAAGAACCAGGCTCTTGTTCCATCACAATTCCAACAGAAACACCATCTTGATGTGCAACCTGAAGAATTTTTTGCTCAACTTCGTATGGCGTCCCGCGCATTCTTTGTAAATCAAGAATGAAATAGCGGCCATCTTTCATTCCCACCAATGCCCCCACCGTGTAGTCGGGGTCGTTAGAGCGATTCTTTGCAGTCGCCGCCAAGTCCCAATATCTAATTCTAGACATTCCCTCTGGGAGGTTTGCTGTGATATTGAACCACTCGCGCTTGAACATACCCCCCTCTTCGCGAATTTCCCAGTTACCGTCTAGCAAGCGCGCCCGCTCTACGGCATCTAGTTCGTTTAGGCCCTTGATATATGCCTCGGAGTCAAGCGATGGGTTATCTGAAATGCGCGCAGGCATAAACTTGCGCTCAGGATTCTTGTCTAGTAGGAATCGTTCATAAACCCAGTTATTTCCAGGTCCCCCAGGGTTAGTTGCTGCTCTTGTGCGCAGCGGGATGTCTGCGGCGCTTAAGCCACATGTTGGGCAGCGCGGCAAGTCTGGAGATTGAGAAGGTTTACGAACACGAGAGAAACCAACATAACGATAGACACGGTCGGTCTTCCACTGCGTCAACTCATCTACGCCTACAAAGTGATATGCAAATGACTGGAACTTGTAGCGGTCTTCATCTCGTTCACAATGGTCAAAAGTTAATGTTGCACCAGAAGGGAATGTCCATCGTTTGTTTGTCGCGACGTAGTGTGCGCCAGTTGCAGATAGCCATGCATTTGTTCTATCAAGAAATCCGTCAGGACCAGATAGTTGTGGGTATGTCTGACGTACCAAGAGAGCAGAATACCCAGGAACGCAAACGTACTGGAGCGCCGACATCAATAGTGTGTCTGACTTTCCTCCACCAGCAGCGCCACCATAAAGTGCTTCGCGTGTTGTAGTCCAAGTAAGAAATGCCTGCTGTTTGGGGTGCATGGTGTGTGGAAACTTAAAACCGCATGGTTGCTTCCAGTCCGTAAGAGCAGAGAGTGTTTCTTTACTGCTCATCAATGACCTCTGCATCAATTACATCTGCATCTTTATCGCCATCCCATGCGCTAAGGACATTAGATGGAAGGTCTCCAGCCTCAACAAGTGCAGAGAGAATTGCCCTTTTTCTTTCTTCATCTTCCTGAAGCGTTGCTACAACTGGTGGTTCAGCCATTGACATGCCTAGTCCACCGCTCACCTCTACGCGTACAGTATTTGAGTCGCCCCACTCATCTGGCCAGCGCCTTGCAAGAAATCTCTCGGCTGCTTTCCAGTCTCCTGCTCTTGCTTCTTTAAACCATGAAAGAACAAGTGCACCCATCGCTTCAGATTCTGCTTTTTGCATGTTCTGAATAAATTCAACATATGGCTTCTCACCAAGGTTTGGTTCTCCACCTTTATCAATATGTGTTTGTTCTGCAATACCGCGCGATACCCACCCAGAGAGGGTTGACTTACCAATAGCGCAAGCCTGTGCAGCGCGCGACGGATTCATTCCAGCGCGAATTAAATCAATAATAACTGGTCCCATGATTTCGCATGGTGAAACAATCTCTCCGTCCACTTTTCGGTACCTCATATTGTTTCTTGGGATTTTGCTTTTATCTGTCATTTTAACTTTTGCAGGTAAATGCAATCCTTTTGTCTAGGGATATGTGTCTTAATCTTTACTTTGTATCTCTTAGATGCCATGTAGGCGCATGAGCGAAATGACAAAATTTCAACATGAAAATCCTCATCTTGTTTAAGGCACCAAACTCCGCCATCAAACCATTCTTTCCATGGATACTTTTCTTCTGTTATTTTTTTTGGCCATGTCAAACTGTCGCGCATTCTTTTGCGCGGTCCCGTATGTGTCATTTTAGTTCCTCCCCTGGATTTTCTTTGACCCATTGGTTGATTGCATCTTCCAATAATTCATCGTTATCTCTTACCTTCTTAATCAATTCGCCAACCCACCATTTTGAATATCCGCATGCCCTACCAATCTCCAACATAGTCCCTTTGCCAGTGCGCCATACATTAAAGATGTCATAACGTAATCTTTGTTCAGAAATCTCGGCTTGCTTTCGTAACGTATCCACGGCGAGTTTACGACGTTGCAGACGTATCTTGCTTTCTTCATCCATCTTTTCTGGACCATGTTTTTTAGGCATCTTGCTGACTTTTTCAGCCATTCCGACCCCATCGTTTATCCAACATAACCTTTTCTTTTTCTTTTCGTTTCTCTTCTTCTTCAGCCGCAGCCTTTGTAACAATGTCAATCAATTCATGTAGAACACGAGAACGCTCATCAGGTGTATTGGATACACCACTCCACCCAACTGATTGTTCCCACTCAAGTTGTTCTAGAAGGTCTAAGTTCTCAGAGGAACCAAAAAGAAATTTTTTCATTCTACCCATCTCGTATAATTCTCCTATTCGGCTCCATTTGATTTTAAATTTATGTAGGGGTTTTCTAAACACCCCCCTCTTCCCTCAACCGACCCTCTGTTTTTGAGATAGCAAAGCCATCCCCTTGCCAAATGCTTTAATTTTATCTAAGTTATTTAGATAAGACCGTCGGCACTTTTGCAAGTATCACATTGACAGTGGGCCCATTTGCCACCTGAAGCAATACTTCCTTCTTCACAGAATGGAGAACCAACGTGGTTAGATGGTCCTGCCAATCCCGTAAAGCAGATAGGGCAGCCGACGTTAGCGGCTTTTCGCACATTGTTATGTGCTACTACTATTCCCTTATCAAATATCATGCTATACACCTCCTTACAAGGATGAACAAACTATATCACAATGGTTGCGTAAATCAAACATGGCTTGTACAGTGTCTGCCATGCCTTTTAAAGACCCTGAAAAACGTAGAGAATATCAACGTGAACAGAGCAAAAGAAGGTACGGGCCAGAGCGCAAGGAGTATGAGAGGGAGCGCAAGAACCGCAAGCGGATTGCCTTTTATATGACCCTCCCAGAGCCAGAGCGAAGCCGCCGTCTAGAGGCTAATGCACGTCGTAGAAGCCACCAGATGAGGTGGACTACAGACAAAATTGTGACGAGGGATAGATGACACTCATCACCCTTGAACCCTGGGAATACGAATGGGCTTCCCATGTCGGTACCCGTAGATACATTGAAAACTGGGGCAAGCAGGATGCCGCCCATTACGACAAGGCTCGCATGGAGGATGACCGCACCGCTCAAGTTGCTGCTTGTGTAGCGGAACTCTCCGTAGCCAAACATACGAACAGATACTGGTCTGGTCATGTATGGAATGCACAAGAACATAATAAATACAGGGGACAGCCAGACGTAGGAGAAAATATTGAGGTTCGTCGGCTCCGTACTCGCGATACTGCTGCAGTGCGTCGTAAAGACCTTGGAAAAGGACTTGTCCTATTTGTCGCTCGTCCAATCATGCCAGAACTCAGGACATGCGAAGTGCTTGGATGGATTCAGTATGACAAAGCATGGGAACTTGGCACACCAGCCAATTACGACCCTGAAAACACTCGCCTAATCTCACCAGAATACCTAAAATAAGGAGATATTAGATATGATATCCAGAATAATTATTATTATGTTCCTTGCTTTCTTCTACCTTGCAATCTCGGCAGTAGATGGACAGGAGTAATGGACCATATTGTCGTCTTGGCGGTAATGACATTCTTGTTGGCAAAACTTGTGGTAGAACGGGACAAAAGGGAAAGAGGAGATAAATGAGTACAGTACAAGAACTTAATGAATTGCTTAAAGAGGCGCAGGACGAGATAGAGGTATGGCAACAGACGTCTATTTTGCTGATGCTGATTAAGCATTCATTGGAAAATAATGGGGATACAATGGACGAGGCTGACTTGGAAGCAGAACTTGCAAAAATGAGCGATATGTTACGCGCCGCGCAGAAGTACAACAATGATATAGGGAACGAGTAGGAGCAGAACATAGTGTCACAAAATGGAACAATCGGAACAATTACAAAAGCGGGCCAAACCGATGATTGTGTTTATGTAATTTGGCAGACAAGAGACCCAAGTAAAACGTGGTATGTAAATACCAAAATTGACGGGAAAATCATCAGATGTAGACTCATCTCACTGATTGACCGAAGGCCTCAACAGGTAAACAGTGGATTCACTCAAGATGCATGGTCATATGAGATTATTGATGAGAAGACATTCCTTGGGATTGCTGGCGGTTATGCACCTTTACCCGTAAGGGAATAGTCGTCTAGCCATAGTGTAGGACACATATAC